TCATCGCGCGCTCATTCCGCTGCTCTTCGCTTCCGAATCGGATTCGCTTGCGCTGGATTCCGATTCGGGGCCGCCGCTCTGCGGCGTTTTTGTTTTATTTCGAGAAAATATCGATCTTAACCGCCCTTTGCAAAAAAGAAAGACATGACCACAGGTCATGTCTTTCTTTTTTGGTTCCGGCCGCCGGAGGCGGCCTCCAGTCCTCGGTATTTGGATGCTCGGGGTAAATAAATTGCCTCTGCGCAAGGTTTTACTTGCGGCAAAACACTTGTGCGGCGCATAAGCGCCGCCGCCCGGAAGGCCAATGGAATATCTCGAACTTAGAATATCAAGCGCAAAAACACCAGAGCGGCAGCATCCCCTCGACCAGGGTGCTGCCGCTTTCCGACTGACCCGCTGCTTTCCACTCCGCTTGGATCTCTGATGCAAAAGCCGTGTTCCATCATGCGTCAGACTGGCTTCTGGACATATAGGTTTGGACACGCCGAACATGAGGGGCAAACCGCTCCTCAGTTCTCATCCTTCCTCGAGGCTCCCTTTTCCCGCCTTGTCCTCGTTCTCCTGTCCGCCGTCTGCCCGGTCCGTTCTCAGGATAGATTCCAGCCAACCGATACACTCGGCAGCACACTGTTTCAGCTCCGGCTGTGTGGCCCCCCGGCGGAGCACTCCGGACATGGCCTCAATGCACTGAAGCAGACAGGCGGAAGCAGCCTGTGTACAGTCCGGCTCCCGGTCCTTCTCCCGGAGAAGACCGGACAGCGGCACCTGATAGCTCTCCGCCAGAAGCATCACCGTACGCAGGGTGGGATTTCCCTCGCCCCGCTCGTATGCGGAGAGGCTGCTGGTGGAGACCCCGGAGCGCGCCTCTGCCTCCTCCAGCGTCATCCTGCGCTGTTCCCGAAGCCACCGTAGCTGCACGCCAAAATCATGCAGGAGAGCTTCCTCCCGCTTGTCATCCCGACGTTCCACCCTCCACCTCGCTTTGCACTTTCCCATGTCTGTCCGGCATGGCTAAGCATCCGTTTCAACAACAGGATACTGAATTCTGGTTCCCCTGTCAACTCGTGAAAGCTTAAAACACACCGTTCTCCTCCTGCTCACTCCAATTCGCCACAAAAATGAAAATGTCAATAGTAAATGCGAAAAAAATATAAAAAAATATAATCAGGCTTCCCGCGCCAATTCTTCAAGGCATTCCGCAAACACGATTTCAGCAGTTTTCCAGCCCAATATTTCACGCGGATAGTTGTTCATCCATTCTTCGGCTTTCTTTACTTCCGCTCGACTGACCTTATTGAAATCAGTCCCTTTTGGGAACTTCCGCCGAATCATTTTGTTTGCACACTCATTTGACCCGCGTTCGCAACTTGTGTACGGGTGGCAATAATACATTTTGGTTCGTCTGCCTTTCCGTAGGATAGACCGTTCAAGGCTCTTCACGTCGGAGAACTCCCCGCCGTTGTCTACGGTGATTGTCTGGAACACGCGCGGAAACAGCGCCCCGAACCTCCGTTCAATACGGTTCAAGGCGCGAACGGTGCTGATTGCGGTTCTGTCGCGCATTTTCTCTATAATTTCTTTTCGTGATAGGCGTTCCGTCAGCACCAACAGGGCGCACGAGCCGTCCTTGCCGGAATATACAGTATCCATTTCCCAATGCCCGAAAGTGATTCTCTGGTTAATCACTTCCGGGCGTTTTTCTATGCTCTCTCCGCGCGGTGCGCGTTTCGTCGTTTTAACTTTGTGATATGGACGCTTCCGCTTTGGCTTTTCTGGTAAGTCTTTATTTGTCAGGTTCAGAAACACACCCTTTTCAATGTAACCGTAAAAAGTGCTGACACAAATAGAGGTTTTGAATGTCCGGCCCTCTATCGTTATGTCAGCAAGGGCCGCGGCAGGCGAACGGTCTTCTTCTATGACCTTTCGTTCCAAATAGTCAGCAAGTTCATGGTCGTTTCCGATTTTCAACGGCGCACCTTTCGCCGCGAGATTTTCACGGTATCTTTTTTCTGCTCCATCCGGGTTATAGCGGTCTTCCATAATCCATGTAGTTGGTTGCATAACCATAATCGGTGACGGGTCGTAGTGCATATAGTAGCCGATAGGATTTAATATAAGCGCGTCCGTTTTACCGATCTGCGCCGCGGACATGATAACGACTTTCTGAACCCTCATGTCGCATACTGCGTCCATGATTTCGCGTTGATACGGGGCCTTTGACGTTCGCCATCGCCCCGGCTCTGCCGATGATTCGGAGGACAAGCGGCGGTATTTGTCCGCCCATTGTGAAACTGTCATGTTGGGGGGTGGGGCCAGAACTGAGAAAATGCGGGTGAACAGGTCAACCGTCGCTTTTTTCATCTTCTTTCACCCTTTCCCCGAATGTCGTTTTGAAGTCCGAAAGTTCCATCAACGCTTCGTCGATGTGGTCTTTCAGCAGGGCGAAAATTTCCGCCTTGTCCGTCTTCTTACAAAGGACCGGGGCCAGCTTCGAGGGAATCGCCATAAGCCGGGATTTGAAGTTTACCAGCATATCAGTCATAACGGCTTCGATGTCCTCCGCCGCGTGAAGCTGATTTTCTTTCAACTGCAATTCGTACTCTTCGTTTTTGCGCTTCGCCCGAACCAGCTTCGCCCGCTCCGTGTTGTAATCTATGGTTTCGTCGCCCTCCGGGTTTCGCTTTCGGATGTAGTTAATATAGCGGTGGTTCGTGTCGATCAGGTCATACAGGCCGGGGCGAACCTCCGCTATCACTTTTTCGTCGCGCAACTGCCGGACGCGCCGTTCTGACACGTCCAAAAACCGGGCAATCGCCCGCACGTCGTAAAGTTTCACGGTTTTTTACCCCTCCCAAGCCCTTATTTTACAAAAAAACACCCCCATACTGAAAAAATCGGCACGGCCCGGAAGCGTTCAAAAAAATTTCGTGGCTAAAAAAACGCCGGGCGTCGCGGACCCGCAGGCCGTAGGCTCCGCCGAAAGAACCTATTTCAAATTTCCGGGTCGCCGCACGGGTCGTCCACTTCGTCGATGATTTCGCCCGTTTCAGGGTCAACGTCGAACGCTCCTGATAGTTTTTGCTTCGCAAGATTATATTTGCGCTCTTCAAGGCGCAGACGGCGGCTTTCCATCTCATAACCCTTGATAGAATCAAGTAGCTTGATGATACGCCCGTGTATCTTGTTCAGTTCGGCTTCCAGTTTCATAGCGCGATCAAACGCGCTTGCCTTGATGACTGTTTGCATATTGACTTTGTAACTGGATTTCTCCAACTCCATTTGACGGTCTGCCGTGGTATCTTCCAGCGCGGCTATTTCGCGTTGTAATGCGTCCAGTTGCTTTTGCTTTGCCTTTGACGGCGGCTTACCATCCGGGCCGCTGTCAATCTCCCACGTCAGGTCATCACGCTTACGGCGCAGGGTTTCCAATTTCTCTTGCTGTTGTTCCAAACGCTCCGTACTCTTTGGCGCACGCATTTCAACAACGCGGTCAATATACAGCGCGTCCGGGTCGCCGTTCTCTATCTTTGCAATCTTGTTTTGCAGGTCGGCTTCCTTTGCAATCAGAAGTTGCAATTCAGAAAGCATATTCGTTCCCGTGTCAAGCGTGATACTTTCGATGTATTCGCGTTGTTCGTCCGGGAGGTCTGCAAGGCGAACCGTTGAATATGCGCCGTGGGTTTCCGCGTTTCGGTTCCCGTGTGGAGCGCCTGCGCCTGCGGCGTTCTTATTGCCGGGTTGTCCGCCGCGCTTCCGCGGTGGTTTCTGCGCTTCCAATTCCGCCGCCCAGCTATCAAGGCTTTTCCATTTGCGGACCTGTTCAGGCTTTACGCCGACTTGCTCCGCAACCTGTCGGGCCGTCAGCGTGCCGCCGGAATCAAGCCATATCCGCCGGGCTTTGTCACGTTCCGGGTTTCGCTCTCTCGCCATGCGTCCGCCGCGCCCCCTTTCGTTTGTTTTTCATTTTTCGTTCCGGGCGTTGCCGCGGAAGTGCGTAAAAAACGGGCCATGTTCAAAACATGGTCCGTTTTCAGGCTCCCGGCGGCGTGGAGGAATGCGCCGCCCGTATCGTTGTGTTCACTTTTCACAATGTCAATTATAGCAGGAAAAACGGGCAATAGGTGGCAATCTTATTTTTCCGGGAAAACGTAGTGGGAAATCCGCTTGTTCTGCTCAAAGCGCTTTGCCAATCTTTCCAACGCAATGTTTCGGATATTCCGGCATTGCCGCGGGCTGTAATTTACGCGTTGCGAAAGACGTTCCCATTGAAGCCCGTCTATGTAGAAGCCGTAAATCACCGCTTTTTCGCGGTAGTTCAGGGCGTTCAACTCCGAAAGAATTTCACCCTTTATTGCGGTCAGCTTTTCGTTTTCCCGGCGCATATTTGCGATAGTGTCGGAAACGGATTGCGGGATATTCAGCACGACGCGTTCGACAGGGTTTGAAACCCCGCCTTTCCCGTGTGGCATACCGTCGGAATTCACCGCGCCCAACGTGGAATAGTATTGATCTTCAAGGTTCCGAATAACCCGCTCGTTCATGGTGACTGTTTTATCTATATCCCGGTAAAAATCCAGAATAGCAATAACTCTTTCTTGCTTCATTGCTCCGTTTCCTCCTGTTCCTGCTCTATCAAGGCGGCTTATATACCCTGCGGAAAGGGTGCGCCCGCTCGTAATGCCTGATTTGTACCATGTACCGCCGTTCAATCAGCGCGGCCCGCTCTCTCTGCCGTTTTCTGCGGCGGTGCTTCGGCTCTGCCTGCGCTACGGCTTCTTCAACTTGCGTGATGAATTTTTCAACTGCGCTTGTCAGCGCGTCCGCAATGGACGTGATTTCGTCCCGTATGACCTGCACAGCTTCTTGAATGCGGTATATGGCTTCTTCCGCTGATATGCCCGCCCGCTCCGCAAGTATCATCGCGGCTTCACGGAAACGCTCTGCTTCCTCCGCCGCGGCTTCCAGATAATCGGTCTTGTATTCGTCCATCTGCGCCCCTCACTCTTCCGCCGGGGAACAGAAATAAGAAACCGAACAAAAGATTTTCACCCGCTGTCCGCAATGTTGGCAGGTGTGCGGCTTTCCCTCCGCCGCGCCGCGAATGCTGTATTCGATAACTTTTGCCGCGTCAAACTTCGCCCCGCAATACGGGCAAATCCCGCATTCGCTACTTCTGGTAGCCTGCGGGCGGCGTGGTGCGCTCTGCTGGGTGCTTTCGGTCGGCTTCGTGTCCTGCGTCCCGTCTGCGGTGTCCCGCTCCACAGCGGCGCTATACGGCGGCGTGGCCTGCGTGTCCGGCACTTTGTCCCGCTCGACTACGGGTTCCCGCTCTTTCTGCGGGCGTTCTGCCTGCGTAGGTGTGGCGGTGTTCTCTGCGGGCGGTGCAGGCGGGGCAGGACGTTTCCATTCCCGCGCGGCCTTGATGGAAATTGCCCCGGTCAGGTGATATTCCTTAAAGGCGGCGTTCTGGTTCTCCACAGGCAGGCCCGCCAATTCGTAGGCGGTCGAAAGGTTGATGCGGTCCGCTTTCAGTTCCTCCGTGAATTCCGGGGACAAATGGCGAATGATGGTGTCATATCGTCCGATCTGCGTTGTGCTGGTATGAAGCACCTTTGCGATAAAATCGCGGGTCCCGTCCGTCTGTAACTCTCCGTCTTCAAACGTCTTTTCGACGATGCGGCGCAACAGTTCGACGAACCGGGGCTTTGTCTTCGCTTTCTCCAAAACCTCCCGCAGATAGCGGACCTCTTCGATTTTGTCCCATGCGGTCTTTTCTCTCTGCGAGTTGGTAACGATCAGGTCCAGCCCGTCGCGTATTTCCTGTTCGTCCGCCGCTTCCTCTGTCGGTTCGATGACGCAGGGTACGAATTCGTATTCCGGCTTCCCATCGTTCACAAGTTCGATAGAAGCAAGGCGGCGGCGATGCCCGGCAATGACCTTGTACTTGCCGTCGCCCAGCGGAACGACGACAAGGTTTTGAAGAACTTTCCCTGCAATTTCGATTGCCGCTTTCAGTTCCCCGATTTCCCGCATGGAATAGAAATTGTCTTCCGACGGCACAAGGTCAAAGACGCTCAATTTCTCATAGCGGCTTTCAGAGGGGCGGGGCTTTGCGCTCCCGCCGCCCGCCGCCGCCTTTGACGTGTCACTCAAAATCTGGTTCAAATTAAATCTTCCCATAGATAGCCCCTTTCCCGTCCGATTCGGACAAACTTTCATTTTCGCATTCCCGGCAAGGGTAAATCATTTCGTGATACCCCCGTTCGGTCGATCTGTGAAAAACCCGTTTCCCGTACTTCAAGCAAATATGCGGCTTGACTGTTCCGGCTTTGTGTTGCTGTTCCTCTGTCAAGTTCAGGTGTTCACAGTAATTGCAGTTTTTCACTTTTTGCCCCTCCGCAAATACTCCCGTACAAACGCGATATAGTCCATCGCGGTTCCGCTCCGTCGGCTATACTCCACGATAGGGATTTCCGAAAAGGTGCTTTCGGTGACTTTATCCGAATAGCGAATGCGAGTGTCAAAGACGGGGTACTCCGGGCGGGACCGCAACCACGCTTCGCCCTGCTTCTCTGCGTCGGCGCGGATAAAGCAGGTAATCAAGCACCCGGCAAGGCGCAAGCGCGGGTTCAGGTCGTCCCGTGTGTCCTCGATCTGTTCTTTCAGTTCTTCCAGTCCGTCAAAGGCGTACTTGTCAATCTTTATGGGAATAATCACGTCGTCGGACGCGACAAGGGCATTTATCGTCGAAATGTTGATGTCCGGGGCGTTGTCGATGATGCAGAAATCATAAAAGTTTTCTTCCGCAATCGCGTTCAGGGCGGACCGCAGGCGCGTTTGTTGGGGGCGGGTGCTGTCCATCAGGACTTCCATGTTCGCCCGAATCAAGGTCATGTTCGCAGGCATTACGTCGATATTCTCGAACCGGGTCTTCTTGATGACCTCCCGCGGGTCCAGCCGCCGGGCAGTCAGCACGTCCGAAATGCTCTTGTCGTCGTAGGAATGGACCCCGAATGCCTTTGACGTGTTGCCCTGCTTGTCGTTGTCCACAAGCAAAACGCGCTTGTTGTGGAGCGTTGCGAGGACGTGGGCCATGCTGTCAGCGGTCAGCGTCTTTGCAACGCCGCCTTTTAGGTTGATAATTGATATAGTTTTCACCGTCTAAACCTCCTTTTGTGGTTCTCCCGCTCGAAAGCGGGTCAACGAACGATTTCTACCAAACGCCCGTCGTTGTCCAGTTCGTACAGGAACTTCACCGTTCCGGCTTTGACTGAGTGCATACACACAATGTCGGTGATAGTCCGTTCAATGATAACGTCAAGCGTTCTGCCGCTCACCGCGCAGGCGTTCTTCCTCATGCCGATTTTGTCGCCAATCTCAAAGGGGCAAACGGCGTTGAATGCCGCAAGTTTCATTTTTCTTTTACCTCCGTTTCGTTTGTCAGTGGCTCCCGGTCTTACTTCCGCCGCCTCTTATGCTTTTTCCGTTTTGGAGCGGGAGGGGCGGGCGGTTCCGGCTCTGTCGCTTCCTCGCATAGAACTTCCAGTTCCTCCACGTCCGCCGGGGCGAACGTCAGGGACGCGCCGCCGGGGTCGTATGCCTGCGCCGCCCAATCCGCCTTGAATTTCACAAGGTCGTTTTTGTAGCGCGGGAACGGGTGTACCTGTTCGGCGTAGTAAATCGCCATCATCATTCTTTCGTCGTCTGCCGGGTCCCAATTATGCAGGTGATAGCTTGCGTGGTTGTCGTAGGCCCACAGGGAAAGCAGGACAACCAGCCCGTCGAACTCTTCGTTCGATCTCTGGATATTCTCAAAGTCCCGGTAGGTCAAGCCTTGCCCTCTGCATTCCTCCCGGATTTGTGGAATGCTCTTGCCGCCCGTTTTCATGCGGCAACGAACAACTTTCGGTCGATAGTTCATGTATTTTCACCTTTCTTTCTCAATGGGCAGTAGCGCGGGGCCGTCTTCCCGTAGAACAGTAGCGGACCCGGCGGCGGGCATTTCGGGTGATTGCAGTAAGACGCTTCCTGCCCGAAATGCCCGACGTGGGCGCTGTTGCTGTTTCCGTTGCGTGGGTATGTGTGGACCGATGCAAATTCACATTCGCGGCACTTCATGTCGGTTCCTCCCAATTCCACCACCCTTGTTTCCCGTGGGCGGGAATGGGCGTTTTGAACATAACCGGGTTTTGAAGCACCCACGCGAACCGCCCCGGCGAATAATCACCTAACAGGCGTTCCCGGTTATCCAAACTGTCCACAAGTTCTTCCACAGGCACGCAATCGACGATTTCAACGGTTCCGATGACTGCGCCCCGCGGCAGGTTTCCGCCGCCGCCTGCGGCTTCCAGTACGGCCCAAAACTCACCGTTCGTCAGGTGCTTTGTCGCCTGCACTTCGTCCAGCCGCCCGGCATGGACAGCGACGCGGCCCCGAATATGCGTCCGCCGGGGTCGGGTTTCATAATGCTTGACCCCTGCTACGATTGCGTGCGCGTATGGCTGATACACGGTAAAGGCTTTCATTCCGTGTCCTCCGCCGTTCCCGCGTCAAATGCGGTCGTCTGGTTTTCGTCCGGCTCTTCTTCGTCCTCCGCCGCCGGGGTGGTGAATGCGCTCCGGGTGTTCAGGAAGTGGCGGCATTGATAGGACAGTTCTTCCAGTTCGTCGGCGAATTTCTTACTAATGACATAAGGCATGATGACCGCCGCCGTCAGGAACCCGGCCTTTGCGACGATGTACGAACCGCCCTGCGGCGTGGTCCGCTCGTAGAATTGCACCATGTCGATAACGTCTTCCAGCGGCGAAAGGTACAGGCTCCGAATGAACATAACGCCGTTGTTCGTTTTCAGCGGCTTCAAGCGCAACCCGCCATTGATAAAGGTCGTTTCGTACTCCCGAACCAGTTTGTCGCCCGCCGCCACGTCCTCGACGTTCAGGTGTTCCGGCAAGCGCTCATGCCGGAAAAGAATTTTTTCGCGTTGCTTCCCGGTAATATCGAACACGGCGCAGAAACTTTCTTCGTCCAGAATAGGCAGGCCGTCCAGAGGATAGAGGGCGCAGGCGTCGCCCAACCATTGTGTGATTTCTCCCGATCTGTCGATGCGGTCATACAGGTAATAAAGCCCGTTCGTCTTGCAGATAGAAAGAACCTTTTTCAGTTTCATTCGTCCACCTCCGCCGCCCGCTCGTTCAACGCCTTTACCGCCGCCGGAATGTCGGCGCGGCCCGCGTTCTCCACTTCAACCCGCGTCACGTCGCCGACGTGGTACACGGAAACTTTGCGCTTCTGACGGAAACCCGCCGCCGCGGTCGCCACAGCTTCACCCGCCGCGACAATCAGGACCACACAGCCCAGCCAAACCCAAAAACTCGAAAACACGAATTGCAGAAGTTCCATTTTATTTCCCTCTTTCCAGCCTTTCGGCGATATTCAAAATTCCGACGATTGCTTCACGAATGTTCGCGTCTGTGTTCGCCGTGATGGACAGGACCCGTGCAATGTCCCGCAGTTCCTCCGCCGCGGCGATTTGGTCCGCCGCCGCGCCCGTTGCTCTCATGCAGTCAGGGCAGAGGGGCAGGCCCTCCGCCGTCGGTCCGCCGCATTGCTCACACTTCGTCAGCTTCATAGATAACGCTCCTTTACACCGGGTAGCCAAATACAATGACGGTTCCTGTCAGGACTGCGCCCAGCAGGAAAGCAACCCACAGGATAACCACGCCCAACAGGACGTTTTCAGCCCAGCCGCAGACACGCAAGGCCCACTTTGCCACGGTCCAGCATTGCAGGCGGCGGGTGTGTTCCAGTTTTTCAAGGCCCGATGCCCGTTTCATGTCGTAGGTCGCCGCTTTGACCTCCGCCGCCACTTTCGGTTGCAAACCCGCTCGAATGGTGAACAGCGCCCAATAAAGAACGATCAGCAGAATTCCGGCACGCATTGTCAGTCCTCCGTTTCCCGTTCATGCGCCCACACACATTCGGCGCAGTTTTCCAGTTCGCCCGTGTCGAGCGGGCAAGGCTCCTTGTCGGCCCATTCAGGCTTCATGCAGTCATACTTCATTTCGTTTCCTCCGTTTCGATGTTTCGGCCCCGCAGGGCAAGCATTTTTTCACGAACCAGCTTATCGACGACGCGGCCCGGCGTTTTCTGCCCGCTCATAAGCATAAGGCGTTCGAGGTTGTAGGCTGTCTGTGCCGTGACGCGGACCGTCATTTTCTGTGTGTGCTGTTTTTTCATGGTGTCCCGCTCCTTTCGTGGTGGACGTAATCGAGGAATAGCACCGCCCCATTGAAACGGACCCGCCATTGTTCGAGGTCCGCCGCGGTAACGTACTTTCTGCCGAAATGTTCTTTCATGTCCCGCCATACCGCCCACGGGACAAAGAAAAAGTCGTTTCCAATCCCGCCGCAGACTGCGGCAAGCGCACCCCGCCGGGCGTGGCGTTCCAGCGTGTCCCGCTGTTCCTGTGTCAGAACGTCCCACTTCAAACGATCTGTCGTTGTGTACTTCGCTTCAAAGACTATGGAGCGCCCGCCGTCAAGCGTTCCTTGAAAGTCCGGCTGTGCGCGGGCGGTAAAGCGGCCCTTGAACTTTCCGTCGCGGCTCTTTTCCAGAACGCGGAACGGTTCAGGGGTTTTGTCTACGTCGGCCCGCTCCCGGTCAGAATAGAGGGCGCAGGCGGCTTTTATGGCACTCTCGAAAAAGTGGCCCTGTGCGTTGTTGACTTTGTTTTGATACCGCAGGGCGGCGCGTTGGTTGTCTATCACGGTTCCGCCCCGCTTCCCAACACAGGGCGGCGCGTGTGGTCGCCCATGCCCGCCATAAGCGCTTGAAGTTTAAGTGCTTCGCTTCTGCTGATTTCCGCCGCCGGGATTTCTTCGGCCTTTTTGGAAGCAGGCGGGAAGATGTCGTTCTTCATCAGGAACGCCGAATAGAACCGTTCCATTTCCTCTTCCAGCGCGGCTTTATAAAACTCATAGCTGAATTCGATTTCCAGCCGTTCCGCCGCGGTGCAGTCAATTCCGACTTGCTTTCGTGCGCGGCCTGAATAGGACCCGACGCACTTAAAGGGGATTTTCCCGGTCACGGTATAAATCACCTGAACCAGCAGTTTTCTTTCATACGGGGTCTTGTAACGGAAGAAGCACTTTTCCAAACGCTCTTCCGCTATTTCGGCTTCGTCGATGCCGTATTGCGTCATCAGCCTATCAAGCAGGGCGGCGGCTGACTGCTTTTCGCCGTCTGCGCCGCGGTTTGCAAGGGCTTGAACCTTGCGTATCTTCTCTAACAGGCGTTCCCGCTCCGTCATTGTCATACCTCCCATGTGTAAGGTTCCGTGCGGCACATATCGTAGAACGGGCAGAACGAACAAGCGTCGTCCGCCGTCCTGCGGTCGCAAATTTCTTTGATGACCCGCGCGGCCTGCTTCATTTCTTCGACTTCCTGTTCTTCCGGGGTCGGCTCATTTCTTCTCATATCTCGCAGATACCCCCGATATTGTCCAAATCGGCCCGGCTCACCGTTCGGCGTTTCAGGATACCCGCCATGACTTCGCCGTAACGGTCCCAACGTGCCGTCGTGGTCGTGAAGTAGCGCAATTCCGGGTTGAACTGCGCCCGCATTTTCAGGCTTGTAAGGATTTCACTTGTGATTTCGAGGTCAAGCGGGTAAACGCTGACGCGCCCACTTTCCTTGTCTACCTCCCGGCAGACGGCAAGCAGTTTCAACCGCTCCCGCGGCTTCGGCGGCTCCCGCTCGATTGCGTCCTTGCAGTCGCAGGGTTCGGAAGCGTCGAGGTGTGCGCCGCAGTCCGGGCAGATTTTGAACGGCCTTGCCATATTGAACAACCCCTTTCTTTATTCTTTCTTTCGCAATTTCAGGTAGACCGCCCAACCCGTGAAGTCGTTGTATTCGTACTGAACGCCGTAGTCATCGTCTGTCAGGGTCCAACCGGGATATTTCTTTTCCCAAAACTCACGGGGCGGGTGTTCTTTCGCCCACTTCTCAATCTGACGGCGATTGTACTTGCCGTCGTTCGTCCGGCTGTACGGCCTTTCGAGGTTATGCGAGGAATTCCACCGCTTTTTCCCGCACCCCTGCTTCACAAGGTAGGTGCAAAGGGCGGCTATGCCGTTTTCATCGGCTTGCAGGCGGTCAGCATTACAAAAGCCGATTTTGTCGCCTTTTTTCTGTCCCTTGCGTCTGCGTTTTCTCCACAGGTCTTCCACAACGTCACGGTCAAGCCCGCCGTTCATAATGATGTGGTGATGAATACGAACGGGGGTTTCGCTGTTTCGCTTCGTGGTGTAGGCAGTAACGATCATGTACTTTAGCGGCGGCAAGCCCTCTTTCTTCCGGCGGTACTGGACCCGGCGCAGGAAGTTTGTTGCTTCCTGTTCGGCCTGTTCCACCGTGTCGGGCAGATATTTTCCGCTGTATGTAGCTGTAACGTGCAGGGCTTCCGGGTCAGAACCGAAATTCAGGTTCGCCGTCTGCGTGAAGTAGCGGCGGGCGTTCTTGTCATTCAGGTTCTTTTGCTTCGGCTCCGTTTCCTTGATTTTCTTTGACCTCTTCCCGCGCGTAGATGCTGTCAGTTGCGCGGCGGTATAGGGGTATATATCTACCTCCCGATAATGCTTTCCGCAGTAGATTTTCTTTTCTCTCATAAAACTTCGCACTTGCTTCACTCCTTTTGCGGGTAGAGGAAGCGGGCGGGGCTTTACTTCCGGCGTGTGTAGTTGTCTATGCAGGCGAGAAGAACACCAGATAGGACGTGTCTTTCTTCCCGGTCCTGTTGTCATGCGTGACAAGGCTAATCGCAGGAACGTTAATACCCATTACAAGCCCGCCACGCCGCGCAAAAACGGCGTTATTTGTTGACTTTTTCCGCCGTTTTTGATATACTAACGGTAGGTTGATAGCTGATATATTTTCATCGGCGGAACCCGCTTCGCGTCTGCTCTCCCAAGCAAACGCGGGGCGGTTTTTCTTTATCCAGTTTTCACGACGGCGGGGGTTCAGACCTCCGCCGCTTTGTCTTTGTCTTCCTGCGCGATCTGCGCCGCGTCCTGCTTCGACGTGAACAGAGAAGCCACAGCCGCGCCCAGCGCTTCGCCCCAAACTTCCACGGGGTATTCATTCAGGGCATTCAAAATTCTGTCGCTTGCGATAAGAACAAGCTGTGCGCGGTCCTCTTCGGCGACTTCAACGTTTTTCTCTTCGTCGTCCTCTCCGGGGACAGATACCAAGATTTCGGATTTCAGATAGCAAAGCGGGCGAACGCCGTCGTGGCCGTCGAAAGCGTTGTTCCAGCCCACCGCGCCAGAGGAATTGACGTAGCGGACGCCGCAAGAGATGGACGCGTCACAGGTCCACGGGGTCAGGTTCCAGCACCACGCGTCCACGCGCGGGATAATGCCGCGGAACATTCGATACAGCTTGTCCGACAGCAAAGCGATTTTGTCGGTGGCGGTTCCGTAGTCGGTCATGCCGTCATCGGCGGTCAGGTCGCTTTCCCAATCGAGGAACGCCGAACGGTCCGCGCCCTCTGCAACCAGCGCGTCGAGGAACGCGCCGTTCAGTTCGCGGCGTAGGGAAGAAGAACGCCAATCGTTCTTGTTGTCTTCGTCGAAAGCGCGTTCAAAGACGGGTTCGGCGGAAATCGCAACGGTCCCGTCGCCTGCGTACAGTTTGACCCACTCAACGCCGCCGTACAGGAAGCGCCCGCCCGTTTCGATCTGCGAAATTTTCTTCATGGTTTAGTCCTCCTCATATTCCGGCTTGAAGCCGTTCTTTATGTCCGTGATAAGGTCCCGGACCGTCCGGGAAAGGCAGTAATAGAAAATCGGGAGGAAGAGGGCGAAAACCTCTCCGCCGACGGCGAAATAGCCACGGTAGGCCAGCGCACGGGCCGCACCCTCACGGAACAGCATAATTCCGGCAATCGTCAGGGCCGCATACTTCACGATAGCCCACACGGGGACCGGGCGGCGCTGGGCGATTTTCCGGGACTTCCGCCGGGCGGTCATTTGCCCGGCTTCAACGGTGATTGTGATAATCTCTTGTGTCATTTCGGTTCCTCCACTTCGATTCGCTCCGCCGCCGCGATCATAACGGCACGTCCGTTCTTGTCCAGCAGTTCACCTTGTACCAGCAACCCGGTTTTGTCCGGGGTCTTGCGGTAAATCACCGCTGTTACTCGCTGGTAGGTGATGCCGTTGTACCGTACCGGGCGTTCGTCCATGAATGCCCGCTTCAAATCAGCCGTTGTCACGGTACACACCGCCTTTCCGGGAAATCTCGTATTCGGCCCCGAAACGACGGCGCTTGCACCGCCAACAGGTGATTTTCATATTCACGCCGCCGCGGACACGCTCAATATCGTGTTTCCCGGCTTTCTTGATTTCGAGGAAGCAGGGCAAGCAGAATTGACGTTTCATGCTGTCACCACCTTTCAGTATGGTTTTCCGATGTAATCAAGTATCGTTCCGATACCTAACCCCGTCTTGTCCGGCTTCAAAATACCGTTTTCAAAATGGCCTCCGCCGATGCAATATTTGTATTGTTGCGGGTGGGTCTGCTTCATGCGTTGAAAGCGATTCGGTTCTTTGTCGCTCATAATTCCGAACATACAGTACATACACCCGGTTCTTTCGCAACCTGTCGTGACCAGTTTTCTTTCTTCTGCTTCTTCAAAAAGCTGTAATTGTGGGTCAGCTTCAATGATTTCGCCGTAAACAGGGGCATAGGGAATTCCAGTCATTTTCAGATATTGCAAAACGTCCTGTTCGGTCCAAAATGACATAGGCTTTGACATGGGACGTTTGGAATCGAAAGAATTGCATCCATATTTCAGCCATGACGACTGACGCTGTTCCGATTCCTCCGTCATCGTTGCAACGATAGGCTTTCGCCCGGTTTCTGCTTCGTACCTATGTGCGGGGCCTTTCTTCATAACGTCACAGCAAAGTTGCGATGTTTCAAAAGGTGCGTCAATCAGGAACTTGTATTTCTTGAAGCGTTCCTTGAACTTACTTTCAATCCCGTGCTTGTCCAGACCGTCCAGCCGATTTATCGCCCATCGTGAACCACGGCGGGCGTAATATATGACTTTTGCCGTTTCTTTGGAAATGACAGGGTAGCCATATTTTGAAAGAACCTGCGGAAACGTCATTGACGGGTGCAGTATTTCAAGTTCAACGGGAATTTTATATTTCGCTTTCAGCCATTCCGCAAAATCCCGAACGAATTTTTGGATTTCCGGGTATTCAAGCCCCGTATTTACGAAAACAAGGCGCAGAGGGTCTTGTCTTTTCGGGCAACTGAACACTTGATACACGCGGGCGGCAAGGTCTGCTAAAACGGTACTGTCTTTGCCGCCGCTGAATGAAACGTAAACGTTCCAGTCATAACGGCCCAGCCATTCAATCAGGCGGGTTTGTGTGACTTGAATTTTCCGTTGGAGCGTCCAAGCACGCATGGTTTCTAAATCCTGCTTTGTGTAGCGTGTTTCTTCTTCCATCTGTCCCGCTCCTTTACGCGCCGTGCGTCCAGATTTCTTCAATTTGCTTCCGGCAGTATTCCGGGCCGTTCAAGTTGACCCAATCACTGATAATGGCGCGGTCTTCGTCTTCGCGGTGTTTGTCGATAGCCTTGAAGTTCTCTTGCAGGGTGTCCGGGTCAAAGTATTTCACGCTGGAACCCGTACCGTGGGACAGAACCACGCGAACAACAATGCAAGCCGTGTCCGCGCAAATCTCGATACGCAGGTTTCCAAACTCCATAAAGTACACGCCGACGAATGACGTACTTTTCGTCAGGCCGCGGGCGGTCCCGAACTCCTGCATTGCGAGGGTACGGGCCGTCTTCGCCGTCAACTTGACCCCGCCGGGGTGCTGTTCCTTTTTCGTCATGTTGTTTCCTCCCGCTCGAACCTGATTTTCATTTGTGCGGGGCAAAGGTCCACTTCCGGGCGGCGGGTCCCTGTCCAGCGCAGGCCCCCGGCTTGTCCAACGCATTTCCACCCAGCGGCCCGCAGGCTTGCGCCGTTTTCTGTGTCCAGAATATAGGTGACTACCCGTTTATAGCCCATCGCCCGCGCCGCTCTCCATGCCGCGGCGTAAAGCATTGAACAGGCGTTGCGGGTTCCGTCCGTGCAAAGTCGGTTGACCTCCAATGTCCAACCGTCGTCAAGGTGGCGCGATACAGGACGGCCCACAATGGCAACCCCTACGATTTTTTCACCGTCAGATAGCCCAATGGAAAACTTATGCCCCACGGTTGCCCCGTGGTGTCGGTGGTTTTGCTCGACAAACGCGTTTGCTTCTCTAAGCGTCATCGGTACGATTTCAAGCACGTTGCGTTCCCTCGCTCTCTTGTGACAGCCACCAAAGCGGATTGTTCCGCTTGTCCTCATACGGACAAGGGCTACCATCGTCACAACTGATTTTCCCACACCCGGCGCAATACTTCCGCTGGAATGCTTCGTCCCACGGCGCTTCGATGACGGGCAGGCCCCGCAAGAAAGCGCCCAGCGTTTCCGGGTTCTTCGTGATTTCTTCAAAATTGTTCAC